CTTGAGCAATCTCTGCTGTTTCTTCGACACCGTCGGGACTCATAACAGTAGCGACGATATCGAGGAGTTGAGTTTTGGTGGCATAGCCTGACGGCTTGAGGTTGTAGGAGGCAAGCCAAGTGGCAATGTCCTTCTTGTTCCAACCCTTGTCGGGGATGCCGTCGCTGCCTTGGTCCACAGTTCGCTCTTCTGCTTCGGTTAGGGTCCAGCCCTCGATGCGGAAGTTCTCAGGACCAAGTCGCGCACCGTAGTGGTCGAGCCAAGCCGAGGTGACGTCGACTGGTCTGTTTTGCTCCCAGTCGCGCATGGTAGGGTCCGTCGCACGACGAACGTGCGAGCGTCCAATGTAGGTCACAGTGGGCACGAATGCTCACCTCAGGACACAATGGCCATGAACAGCGTGCGGTTGTCGAGCGTTCCTTCTGCGAGCATGGTTGCGGTTGCGCTTCCAGCGCCACTGAAGTCAGTGGTGCAGGTGAGGGACTTTCCAGCGACACCAGAGCCGCCAACGACCATTCCGTGAATCGTGTCCGCATCTCCACCGACGGTGAAGACGTTGGAGTTCTGCACGAGAGTCATGACACCCATGATGAGTTTGAGCCCACGGCCTGCCGTGTTGGTCGTATCATCATTGGTGGCTTGGAAACCGGTGATGGAACCGGGGTATGCGCCGCTTGCGCCAGCCGCACCATCGAGCCATCGAGTTCCGTCCACGAGAGCCCCCGCGTAAAGGTCCAATTCAAAGTCAACGGCCATAATGCCGCCTGCTCCAGTCGTTCGTGTAAATGTAACTGCCATTCTTAATCATCTCCTATGTTCTTTTTTGTCTCCATCACTTGAGGTCACGAATGCTCCCTTGTGCGCGGAAGAAGGTGGTCCAGACTTCGCCCATGGTCCTGAAGAGACCTTCCTGACCGAGACGGTTGATGGCGAAGGGGTCGCCGGTCTCGATACCGGACTCGAAGTATTGAGTCGGGATAGCCGTGGAGAAGTAGAGGTAATCCGTGTCAAGGAAATACATGCGGCTGATGCCGTCCTTCACGACGTCCTTGGAGGGAATGATGGGCACACCGTTGTAGGTGGCGACGATGAACCCGGCTTCGATGCCGGGGACACCCTTGACACCGTTGTAGGTGGGGGTAACCCGCTTCTCTTCCATGAAGCGCTGCTGCGCCTGCAAGAGTTGCTGGAGTCGCATCAAGGTGTCGTAACCCGTCAGGATGACCTTGGGGTTGCCACCAAGTTCCCACATGCGCTGGAACACGTCGTCCAGTTGGTCGAGGGACATGACACGCTGGTTGCCCGCTGCACGGTCAGAACCGCAGTTGACCACAGCGTTGGACCATGAGTTGGCGTCACGGTCGATGCTGTAGATGTCGAGGTCTGATGCACCACAGTGGTCGGTTCCTGCAGAGGCACCGGTTTCCATGGAGGTGAGGCCACCGGAGGCGCCACCGTCGTTGCCGGTGATGCGGTCGAGAGACTCGAAGTTGTTGCCTGCGACCGTCTCAGAGTCCGTGAGGAGCATCTTGTTGACCATCTCAGCGTGGTGCTTGCCCATTTCCTCCTTGAGGACTGAGCGCATGTCACCGAGGCCGTCGTCCTTGTCGGACAAGAAGACCGAGACTTCGCTCACGTCAAAGGTGTGCGCGATGGTCTTGGGCTTTGCAGCAACGTGCTGGAAGGTTGGCTTGACAGTTTCAGGCAGCGTGCCGTTTTCTGCAATTCCACCGTGGATAACACCTGCGTTTGGCTTATCCGTGATGACTCGCCATCCGCTGCGCTCCCATGGGCGCTTTGGAAGAATCGAGAAAGCGTTGAACTCTTGGTTGAGTTGACTCCACACCTTGCGTCCGTAGATGGCTTGGTAGGTCCCAGCCGTCGTGGACAGCATTGGGCTGTCAGCCTTCAAAAGTTCTGAGCCAGTGTATGAGTAGCCCATTGCATTGCCTGCGCCATAGTAGTAGCGCTCCATGTCAGTAACTGTGCGAACGTAGTTTCGTGCCATTTTTTCATCTCCTTAATTTTCAATTTGCGTCTGCTCGAGGCTCACTCGTCGCGGAACAGACCTCCGGCGAGTTGGTGAACCTCTTCCCACGACATGTTGGCGAGGTCAGCCGTAGAAGGCACCTCAACTGCGGGGGAAGCAGACTTTGCGATGGTCGTGGATTCCACGGAACCGATGTTGTCGATGCGCTCATTGAGGTCACCGAGGGCCTTCATGACCTTGTCAAGAGGGCCGCGAGCGTCAAACGCTTGAGCCTGAGCCTTGGTAATCTCTTCAGTGCGCTCGTTGGTGTAGCGCGACTCGAAGTTGTTCTCCATGGCCTTGCGCAGTTCTTCTTCCTGCTTGGCGGCCTTGAAGACTTCGTAAGCGTGCTCCACAGAGACAGAGTCGACGCTGGTGACGAAGTCAGACTTGCTGACTTTGCCACCGCTGGAAAGACCAGCGCGGGAAAGAGCGTTGGTGGATGGGGAGCCGCCTTCTTGGGCGCGTCCCTTGACCTGAGCAGCGAAGCGAGTATCGTAGTCAGAGAGTTCCTCAGGCGTGGAGCCGAGGTTCGCCTTAGCGATACCATCGAAGTGGGCGCGAGCACCGTCAGTGTCCACACCAGCGGACTTGAGGGTGTGCTCCATCCAGTCGAGGTATTCGGCGGTGATGACATCGGAGAACTCGGACTTCTTCTTCTCGTCCTTCTTCTCCTCTTCGTCATCGGCCTTGTAGGCCTTCTCGGGCATGTCCTTCTTTTTCTCGGGCATGTCCTCTTCCTCTTTCTTATTCTTCTTCTCGAATTGAGGGGGCATTCCCTTTTCCATCGAGTCGAGGCGACCTTCAAGGCGCTCGAGCACTGTGTTCATTTGTTCCATAACGTCGTCAGTCATTTTTTTCATCTCCTGTTTGTCTTCTTTCAGAATTTTGAATGTTGCTTCGGGGTTGATTCCTTTTTCGCAGATTGTGATTTCGTGAAGTTCGAGTTTGCTGATTTCTTGGTAGTTGCCGTGGCTGCTATCGTGTTTTCGAACTCGCTTGAATGCTTGTCCTCCGATGCTGAATCCCGCTAAGTTACCCTTCCTGACTTCGGCTGCCACTTCTCGTGCCTTTTCGATGTCATTTCTGAGTTGAACTACGACGAACATTCCGGCGTCATCAACTTCGCTCTTCCAAAACCTCCCTTCACTGTCTGTGTATTGCGGAACGACTTCCCCTACCTGAATGTTCGAGTGCGCGAGTTGCACATTTCGATATTTTGGGTCGGCCATGAACTTCTTGAAAGCGTCTTTCAAGGCCGAACGAGTAATCAAATCCCCCTGTTTGTCCACCAACTCGACACTGGCATAGCCTGCGACCACGAGGTCGTTGCTCCCTTTGAGGAGGGAGAGGCTGTCCGGCTGTCGGCTTCGGAGTAACACACTGTTCACCACTTGCTGTGCTCACCTACATAAATAAAGCGGCATCAATCATTTTCCGATTCTGCCTCATAAGAAGTAGACTGCGCTCCAGTTTTTTCCTTGAGCCTCTTGTTACGCGCTGCCGGGTATTCTTCCTCGGGGTCCTCTGTAGGTCGGTCAATCATATCCCAATCAGGAAGCGACTCTTCAGACATCAGGCTTGTAGGACCACGCGGTGATTCGATACCCGAAGCAACGTCGATTCCCATACCACGTGCACCGGGACCGCCGGTCATCTTTTCCTTCTCAACTCGGTCTACGAGGTCAGCGATACGAAGCAACGTCTTCGTCATGACCTCCAAGCGCTTCGGTTTGATGATGGCTGCATCATCATCCGCATCAATGACGCCTGCAGATTCCTTCTCGGACTCTTCACGGTGCTTCGGGTCACTCATGCTGCGAGCCTCACTTTCGATAGCGACCTTGACGCCCTTCAACATCAACGATGCAGCAGGTGACCACAGCGGACGCAGGCTCTCAGCCAGTAGCAACGAATACTCACTACCCTGCAGTTCACCAAGCGTTGACTTCGGTGAATGCGCCCATGTCCCATGTCGGTTAGTTTCCATCTTGTAGATGACCGTGTCCACTTCAGGGAACGAAAGAATGAGGCGGTCACTCTCAACATCAACTGAGAACTGAACAGGGATAACAGGGTGTGACTTGGTCAATAGAGACAGAGTTTCCAACGATGCTGGAGAATCGTCACTCTCACCGGCCACCTTGGAAGCAGTAACATCGTAGATGGTCTTGTCGCCCCGCTTTCTTGAGCGGACACCTGACACAGACACATTGACCACATCGCCCTCATTGAACGGTTTCGGGCTGGTGACAGTGCCGACGTCAAGGAACGACTCCCCCTCGTGTTCGACTCCTCGATTACCGAACCCTTCAGCATCCAGTGGACCGGCACCCAGTCGATAGGTGTAGGGTCCTTTACCCCGCACATCAAGAACAATGAGGCTGACCTTTTTGTCGGGACGGAGCAAGAACCACTTAGGATGACGTCGTTCCCCACGCATGTAGGTAGACGTAGCATCGCGTAGAAGGATGCGATTTCCTGATTCTTTGAGACTCTCAATCACGTCAGGCAAACCCTCACTGTCGGTAAGGCGGAGGTTGTGCGGGCCGGGGACAATGACGTGCTCATGACTGTCGAACTGACCTCGCAGCACCTTCAACCGCTCACGGACGCTCATGTCAGCGACATTCGTGTCATCGTATTCGATGATGTCCACAAGGTGAATTTCATCATCGTGACGAACAGCATCGACAAGGAAGTTTTTCTCAGTGAGTGCTTTGAACTGCGTCTTATCTTCGGATGAAAGTGAAACGTCACCTTCTGAATCATAGGCTGTCACGCGCCCGCTCTTACGTCGAACGATGAAGCGCTCTCCTTCAGGAAGCAGTGAAGCAGCCCATTCTCCGCTGAAGCCGCGAAGCGAGGCGAAGTCCTTCAGCGAGAAGATGCGGTGCATCGGTAAGATAGGCATCGGCTTCTTCCCATCATTCTTCATCAGAACATCAGGGTCCATCAAGGCCATCAACGATTTACCAATGCTATCGGGGTTGGTGTTTTCTGCTTGATAGTTGGTCGCAGGTGTAGCGGTGATGGCATTCGGCTGAGACTGAATAAGACCAACTCCACTAAGTGCGCTGTCGACCACATCCTTGCCATGCACGGCTTCGAGCATCGGTCGCTGAATCGAGTGCAGGTATTGTTCGTCAGGCATGTTGCTACCAGCGACAATGTTGTTACCGTCCCACTCAACGCCAACGGTAGGTTGCATCTTGTAGCCATGCTCCATAACGCCCGCAACATAGTAATCACCGATGTTGTTTCCCTTTAGGGAGGCTGCAGGGTGAATCTGCTGACCGAGCCTACGCCCAATGACGTTTGCATCGGTCTTATTTTGGTCGATTTGAGCGTCCATCAGTAACGCAGGGTCGATGACTGATGGATTGACTGTGATGATGTCGTGAAGCAACGATTTGATTTTCGCCTTGTCCTTACCTCTTTCCCTGACCTCTCCCATAGCGTGACGCGTCAGGCCGTATTTCCCAGCCTCATTCTGGTAACCTCCTCTAAAGAGGTGAGTGAAGGCTCCCAACCTATTGCTGTAATTCCTAAGGAAATCGCTAACGCTACCGCCCTCCTTTCGTCGTGACCCTGTCGTCTTACCTCGCCCTCCCTCTCGAGTCCCCTTCTTCCTCTCGCTCTCCTCGCTGCGATAGGCTTGAACTGCTGGGTTCTCAGCATATGCTTCATCGAAGGCTTTGATATGGTTGGTGTGATGTTCGTGAGAAAGTGAAATATCTTGACCACGGGGGTGAAACTGCATACCTGTGCTAAGAGCAGTGCCTGAGGTCATGGCCCGAAGACCAGATTCAGGCACAGTGGCGCGGATTTTCTCAGCCTGCTTGTAGTGCTCTTGATAGTCAGGGTCATTCTTATCATGGTCAAAACCAAGCGCTTCCATAATTTGCTCAGTCGTCATGTCTTGCGTCAATTCAGCACCATGATTCATGATGCTGCTCAAGATGTTGCGATGGGGGACAACCGTTTCCCCAGTCACCTTTGAAGCGATGGCGCTGGCTGACTCACGCTCCTCCGTGTCGAGACTCCGCCCCCAAGTGGTCAAGCCGTGTTTATCATGAGGCATTAGCATCAGCATACGATTTGCATCATGATATAGGCGACTGGAGTTGGCAAGGAACTTCACCTTGTTCGACGGGTCGAACGCCTCAGGGTCAACTTTCTCCATGATAGGTTTGATGCGTTGGGCCATGGTCTTGATGGCTTCAAGGTCACCACTCATTTTTTTGTCAAAGTTAGAGTGATGGAACTTCGCCGGTTTCCCAGTTTCAGTCATCCCTTCTACACTCTCAAGGTGCCTCACACGCTCAAGTGCGGCGAAGTAACGCTCGCGCAGTTCGGCAGGCGCTCCCTCGTCTGAACCAGCGTATGTTGACATCAATGCCTCCAATTTTTCGGCTTGCATTGAGGCATCTTCCAAGTTTTCGAGGAACTCAGTCGTTGCTCGGACCGGTAATTCTTTGACACTCCTCCCACTCAATTTGTGAGTCATTGCGAAGGCTCGAGGGTTTCCTTGGTCGTGGCTTCGCGCTCTCGCCACACTCTCTTTTGGAGAGTCCAATTCGTCATGCCTAAGCATCTCTTTCTCAAAGGGCTCATGTGGAGGGTGGAGCCTTCCAAGACGTGAGGTCACGTTGTGTGTTAAGCGACTATTCTGAGCATAGCGAGTTTCAACACCATCAACTCCACCGGCCATAAGCGCGTTGTGCAAAGATGCAGGGTCACTATCGAGACGCTCGGTGAAATCCTTTCCAAGAAGGTCAATCCGCTCTTCAGGGGTTAGAGCGCCGAGCATGTTGGCGAAGCCGGGGTCAAGTGTCGAGTGTCCAATCATTGGGGTGTTCTTCGTATTCCGACTCGCGAAACGCTGAGTCTTTCCTCGTTTCTGATGGTGAGAAGCGTCCCAAAACGACTGGGCTTGGGCGTGAGTGTCACCCTCACCATGAGTTCGAAAGCCCCTACTTGGTGGGACATATCGTCCAAAGAGGCCGACATTCTTTGATGAGGGCGTGAAGATACCGTCTCTACCGAGGCTCCCAATCAAACTCTTACCTTCAGCATCTTTGGGCATCCAGTCATGAAGAATTTCCAAACGAGCCAACGCGCTGCGTCCTGAACCTCCACGAATGAATGGGAGGTGGAAGATGGCACCGTTTCCGACTGGGCCATGTGGCGTGCGCATCCACAAGTCAGCCTCATCTTCGGGAATGTGCTCCTCATGTGGGCCGTTGAAACCCAAGTGAGAGTAAGCATCAGCATGACGAACGCTCTTGTGCCTCAGCAAATTGCTGAAAGCAGCGCTCTTACCTCCCTCGAGTGCTTTCAAGTCATCAAGCGAAAGAGGGGCATCACTCTCACCAAAATGTCCCTTGCCAGTGAACGAGTAATTGCCTTCCTTATCCCTCTTGATACCAAGGAGGCGATGGAGTGAGGACTCGTCAATACCTGCTCTTCCTCCACTTTCTACGTTGAACATGTTGGTAAGCGGCTCACTGCTACCGATGGCTTGCTCGGTCAAACCCTTCTTTCGTAGAAAATTCAAGTTGGATAGAACCACACCTTCGTCGGCGTGTTTTTCATTCAGTGCGTTGATGATGGCTTGCGCCATGGTGCCGTGTTCCTCATGGGGTGTTTCATGAAGCGCATCGTGAAGAACTGAGTAATTGTGTGACTGAGGGTTGGCAACGTCACTTTCACTCTCAACGTGCTTCCTCTGGTTCTGCGATGGGTAGATTTGCCCACGCATGGAATGAAGGAACTCAGGTGTGAAACGGTGAGCAATGTTACGCTTCACCCGACCGGCTGAAATGGTGCGACCGTCGCTCAATTTGATGTTCTGCACATCGTGAGCCTCTCCAGTGGACCCACGTTCCATGAGATGCTGCACGACGTTTTCCCGGTCTTCGGGCGACAGCCACTCAAGGCCGAGGTTGTAACCTCCCCAACCGAGAGATGTTCGCCGCCCGCCTTCACCCATCTCAGTGTTCACCCACCCTTGAATCGCATCGTCCATGTGGGCTTGAGCGATGGCGTAATCATGCTCGGCAGCGTTGGGGTATTGCTGAACAAGAGCATCCACTGTGCTGGAGTTGTTGCGCTTCCACTCCTCAAAGTTGTGAAGATAGAGGTCGTGGAGATGACTATCGTGTAGCGGGCCAGCAAAATGATGAGACGTATCTCCCCTCATCTTATCCTTGACTCCCGTGAAGTGCATGTTCCCCTTCTTGCTGTGATGGTCCTCTTGGAGAGATTCGTGGCGTTTGATTTGTTCAGCCAAGGAAACAGCGCCGGGGCGCGATGGCAAATAGAGTGCCTTAAGCGTCTCAAGATAAGCGGGCAAACCGCTGACGACGTTCTGCTGACGAAGAGGATGGTGCCTTGCCTGAAAGTGATGGTCGTCGGGGTAAAGACTACCTTGAGCAAACTCGGCATCGGGGAACAACGACACGAAGTCGTGTAGATTGGATTCTTGGAAACGCCCCCTCCAATGATGGTCAGGGGCAAGGTCAGGAAGCCTACCAAAGGTCAGGTAGGTATCTTCGTCTTTTTCTCGACCCCTTTCTCGTAGCCGCTCTCGGTCGCTCTTTCCTTCAGCAGATGACTTTTCTCCATCTTCACCCTCGGCAGCCAATCGCTCAAACTCTTCAAGCGTCAGACGCTTACGAGCATTGTCGACTTCTTCCTTAGCAACGATGTCGCACAAGAAGTCATCAGGACCCTTGAGCACTTCAAAACCATGGTGGTCAAGGTTTTGCTTAGCGAGAATGAAGTTGGCGGCTGACTGCTCGTAATCGAGTTCGTCAAGAATTGACTTAAGAAGGTCAGAACGTGCTCTCAGATACCAATCTGTGGCCTCTTCTCGCACATTCACACCACCTTCAGTATTGGTTGCGCATGTAGTCTTGTGGGTTCTGACGGTCGCGGCTTGCTCCCTCACCAACTCCAGTGGTGCCCTCAAGACCGGGGCACTCATCGCCGAAGCCGAAGCGGCAGCCAGTAAATTGGTTTCCACCGCACTGTTCACACATTGCCTTAGCGACTGCATCATTGGCTCCAGCAAGAGCCTCTACGGCTGCCTTGGTCAACGACCCATTCTCAACTTGACGGGGGACACTGTCATGATGGGGGTTCATCTGCTGACCGAGTGTCTCAAAGTTGACTGACTCGGACGAGGAGCCTTTGTTCGTAACATCCTCAGCGTGGTAGGGATATTGATTGGTGGTGTAGTAGGCGTTGCGTGTCTGACCACCGCTCTCAGCCATGAACATCACACCAGCAGGCTTGGAGTCAAAGGATGTGGTGAAACCGGGTTGCGCTCCCTCCTCGAAGGATTTCTGCATTTTCGCACCGCACCCCATCTTCATGCAAGCGCCCTTTTCCATCTTAGCGCCACACTCAGGGCAATCCTCGCCCTTCTGCATTTTTGCACCACAACCCATCTTCATGCAACTGCCCTTGTTCATGGCCTCGCCGCATTCAGGGCACTTTTCGCAATCGCGACAAGATTCGCCCTTCTTGCAGTCGCACTTGGCCTTTGCTTTCATGTCCTTCGCGCCCTTGCCGTCAGCGGCAAAAGACGGGACTTTCTTGCCCTCATGCTCAACCATGTCTATTTTTTCCGCTTTTTCAAGCAGACGCTGTGCCTTGCTCAGCAAATTCAGCGCATCTCTACCGTATGGAGATGGGATGGGTCTCACGCAATCACCTCAGTGCTCTTGGCTTGTGCAGCCATGTCGTGAATTTCATCCCAAGTCATCTGATGAATCTGAGAGTTGGAGAAGTTGTCATGTCCCTTGATGATGGCGTCGTCATTCGCACGGAATGCATCGGCTTCAACACCATCGGTCAACGGCGTGGAGGATGAAACGAAGCCTGCTTTGCGAAGCATGGAAACTGGGTCGCGAATGGCTTTCCGAAGCATGGCGTTCTCGTGCTTCAGAGATTGCAGGTCAGTGTCCATGGTTTCCATCTTCGAGATGAGAGTGGTCATCAAACGCTCGGTTACAGACATGTCTTCAGTCATAGGTTCACCTCAGGAATCAGGGACAAAGCGCCCGAACGTTCCACGGTGGACACTCATGCTGCGATTGGTGCGAGCGGCGATGACGGTGCCGGGAAGGACCGAGTCACGCTGACTCACATCGAAATTCTGTCCGCTCGTGTTCATCTTGTGAAGCATGGGGTTAGGGACATTCAAGTCGACCGTTTCACGTTGACTCTTCACAACAGCGCTGTGAATGTCTTCGGAGAGATAGCCTGCAAACTTGATGACCTCATTGATGTGGCTTTGCGCTTCACCTGCATCGCCGCTTTCGAGTGCTTTCACAAAAGCCTCGCTATGTAGTGCCATTTTCCGAGCCATTGGGTCCATCTTCAGTAGGTCCATACTCTTCCCTCTCGTTATCCGTAGTGATGCCGCCCTAAAAGAGATTACTGCCCTCGTGGCATACGAGCGTCCAAGAGTGCGTCACTATTCTGCTGCGGCAATCCCGGCTGAGGGCCGCGCTGCTGAACGCTCGACATAGGTGAGCCTGCGCCTACTGAGGCGCGTGCTTGAGGGCGTGCTGGGCTACGAGGTGTGCGAATGCCCATACCCTCACCACCGGGTTGCGATGGAGGCATTGGTGGACGCTGACCACCGGCAACTTGAGGAGGCATACCCATCATCGGAGGTTGACCGGGCATCTGTTGTGCCGCCCCAGCCGTTTCCTCGCCTCCCGGCTGTTTGCGGTAGACAAAGCGGATGTCACGGTCACCTTCTTCAAGCAACTCCGGCTTGTAGCCAAGCATTGCCATACGCTGCGCAAGGTTGACTTCCATCTCGTCGCGCCGCAGACGAGTGATTTCGTCTTCTTCTTCGTTGGGGTAGAGTGTCAATTTCCAATCGGTGATGTCCATCTCACGCAACATACGCGGGAACAGATTGTCTGTGTAGACTTTCTGACCAAACTCAACGGCGCGGTTGGTCACAAGAATCTGCAAACCCTCATTGTTGAGCCCGCCGGACTTACCGTTGTCAATCATGAAGATGCTCGAGACACCATAGAAGGCAGCGATACGGTTACGAATCTCGTCACGCACAGCAATGTATTGCATCTCTTCCAGCGTGTCCATGAACTTGACCCAGTTGACCCCACCACGACCCGAAGAAGATTCGATACCAACCTTGGGGACGTAGTGTGGGTCGCGCTCCATTTTCTCGTCAACGGACTTCCAGAATGACTTCATTGACTCGAGGTTGTCCGTCGTAACTGAGATGATGCCCTTAGGGGTGCGACGCTTTTGGTAAGCAGTGTAGATGTAATTGTCCATAGCGGTGAGGCTCATCGCTTGACGCCACATCGTATTGACCGGGCTTCGCCCGTAGAGTTTGGAAGGGTTATACTTGCTGAGATGGATGACCTCACCCTTGGTGAAATACTGATTCTTCCCGCTCCCCGCCATGTTGACATAATGAGCGTCAACCATGCGAGAGCCGCAGACTTGGCAATTGCCCTCTTGACCCGGATAAGCCACTTGGTCCCGGTGGAGTCGGCAAATCTTGTAACGCCCTCCGCGAACACCTCGCTTGTCTGCGATGATGCGCATGAAAATGGGGTCACCACGCACGATGTCCTTAACGCGATAGAAGGCGATTTCTCCCGTCTCAGGGTCAACATAGTATTCCTTGATGAGGAGCATGAATGCATCATCGACGATGTTCAGGTCGTTTTCAATTTCACCCAACACCTGCATGAACGTCTGTTCCATAGCGTTCTCCTGACCGAGAAGCCACTTGGGGTAAATGACCTGCTCAGGGTCAGGCGCACGCACCTCACCACCGCAAGACTTGCACATGTCGACGTCGTGCTGGAACTCTTCTTCACACTCAGTGCACTTCTTTCGAAACTTCTTCTCCCAGTGATAGCCACGTCGAAAAATTTCCTGACGGAGTTTGGATTGCACAGTCCGTAGAATAAGATTCTCTTGACTCACAGCATAGAGCGCGGGCAATGTGATACCTTGCGCGAGAACTGGTTCCTGAATGCCGGTCGTGTAGAGCGGCATCTGGGGCTGAGGCGTTGTGCGTCGGCGAAACGGACTCGCCAAAGCCGAGAGAAAACGACTGACTGGACCTCGCTCTTCTTCCGGCATCACAGACCCTCCGCATACTTGCCGATGGTATCAGCGTCGACGCCCCACGAGTTAAGCAGTTCGGACGCCTTCTTCGAGTCATCTTCCCAATTCTTGAAACGCACCAAACGCTTCAATTCTTCTTTTCTCACGGGGTCGCTCTCATCAATGAAAGCCAACACCGCTTTTGCTTGCATGCCTTTCATTTTGAGATGAGGCATCACACCAGTCAAGAATTTACGAAGGTCTGCCTTAGAATAGAATTGCAGCCTATGTTGGCTGCGAGTTGAGTTCTTGTGGACTTTGTTGTTCAATTGCAGCACGCCACAGTCCATCGTTTTGTAGAGGTCTTCACAGTGGACTCGCCCGCGCTCTCCCGTAGCAATCATTCCAGCACGAGGCTCTCCTCGCTCAGTGATGGTGATGTAACCGTCAGCGTCAAGGAAACCAGCACCGTAGGCCCACACGTCCTTGAGAACAAGACCGTCGTTGGCAACGCGAACGTAGGAGCCGCGTTCTGCGCCCTTGATGATGTCAAATTCTTCCCCATACATGTTGAGGAGAGTCGTGAACTTTCGAGTAGTGAAGGACTTGCGAAGCAAACCTGCTTCATTCATGTTGTCCTGTAGAATGCTAACACGCATTGGTCCCTTCTTCAGTTCTTCAGCGACGAACTCAAGATATCCACTCTCAGCCTTGGAGAGTTTGTCAGCATGAAACAGCGCTGTGCGCCACATTTTACGAGCGTCGCTACGGTCACGCATCGCATTGGCCCATGCTTGTTGTTCTTCAACACCCCACACATCTTCGTGCTCGTCAAGCATCTTCATGGTAACCTCAGCCTTATCCCACAATTGACAAGCCTGCTGCAGCGAGATTGACCTCGCCTCACCGAACTGCCGCAAGTGTTTGAGTGACCGGTCAGATAGACCGAGGCCCTTGATGCAATGCTCCACGCCATTAGCCCACGACAGATTGCGAATGGTCAGTTCAGTTTCGAGTGCCTTGATGGTGCGAACGTCGTCAATGAAGAGGTCGATATCACTGCTGCTGTTCTTGTTATGGCGTCGCGCTTTACGCAGACGTTTAACCAACTGACCTGCCGTGCAATTCATCTTAGACTCGAACCACCCGTCACCATTGGGTGCGAAGCGGTAAGTCTTGCGAATGGCTTCAACAACCTCCTCTTGGTAAGGCTGCTCGGCCTTGATGACAAAGTCATCTTCAATCAATGCAGACCCCCACATGATTTTACCTCACAAGTTACCTCTACTTAACCCCGACCCAGCCTTTGACGATAGTTGGCTTGCCGCCCACGCCCTGCTTCTTTGCACGCTTCCGCTTGGTGGCTGCACGCTTCTGACCTTCACTCATAGAGCCGGAAGTTTTGGGCGTCTTGCCGCTGACCTTGACGGACGGACGGCACTTAGGGTAACCCTTGCTGCCTTTCTTAGCCTTAGAGCGACCACATGGCGGATGCTTCCCGTCCTTATCCTTGCGACTCACGTCCACCCACTTTTCCTTGAACCAGCGGTTCAAGTCCTTGACGATAAGCACGTCATAGCAGGTGCAGCGGTCGCTCATCAGAAAACGCCCACCATCTTCGACACTTCCTTTGCCTTCTTCTTCTGCTTGTCAAGCAAAGCATAGCAAGGACATTTTGGCTCGTTCATTGAGCATTGCATGACGCCCTTAAGCATACAGACGCACGGTGTCGATTCAGTCCCCCCGCAACAGCAGGACTTCCTCTTGAGTTCGCTTTTGCTCATTTCTTTTTCCCACCCTTCTTGCCACGGAATTTCCCCTTGCAGTATTGCACAGCCCAGCCGTTTGCATAGGCTGAGGGGTAGACCTTGAACTTCCTCTTGGCTGCTGCTTTCCCTGCGGGGCACAACTTCTTGCGTAGGTCGTCAAAACAGATGTCAAACGGGTCGCTCAACAATTCCACCTTCTCAGTGCAGCACCTTTCGGTGTGAGTTTGCCCTTCTTGGACGTT